CTTCTGACTGCGACGAGGCATATGAGAAAAGAAAAGAAAGAAGATGAGATTGAAGATCACTTTTTTTTTAGTTTTTTTAACTTTTTTAATTTTTTTTCAAAATTCAAATGAAACTTGATTTGAAACAAAAAAAAAACAAAGAGAAAACAACCTTAGTGATGAAGCCAAATTAATATATTTCTTGGATTATTATTTCGGTCATTATTTCCCTACTGAGTTTGGTGAACAACAACTTGAACTTATAGAGACAATACAAAAATTCAAATTTAAAAGACGTGGAAGAAAGCCAAGGAAAGTTTTAAGGGCGTTGTCTAGAGGCTTTGGGAAATCTACAATCCTTTCCCTTGCCGGGGTAATATGGCTTATGCTTAGGGGTGAATGGAAGTTTGTAATTTTGATTTCATCCAGTCTCGAGAATGCGAAAGACTTCTTACGAAAGATTGTTGAAGAAGTGGAAGACAATCACAAATTGACAGATGACTTTCCAGAACTATCACCTGCCATAGATGCCAAAGGTCAGAATGTTTCATGGAAGGATACCGACATAGTATTCAGTGGGAACTTTCGGATAATCGCAAAGGGCTTTCTGAATGCTATCCGAGGGAAAAGGCATAAGCAGTATAGACCAGACGCTTTAATATTCGATGATCCCGATGAGGAAAAAGATGTTTCTTCTGAGTCAACCATGGTTCGGAAATATCGCTGGTTTGATAGGGCTGCTTTGAAGCTTGGTAGTCAGTGGGGTATTGACGTAATAGTTGCCTACACGGTGATAGCACCAAATTGTGTAGGGGAAAGTATTTTCAATGATGAAATAAAATACCCACCGGGCGAATGGGATAAAAGAAAATCGAGTGCTCTAGTAGTTAAAAACGGGAAAGAAGTATCTAGTTGGGAGAAAGGAATTTCAACAGCTCAGTTATTAGAAGAACGATTGAAAGACCCTATCATGTTTGCACAGGAAAGGCAGAATGAGGGGATTGCAGAAATAGACCAAGTATTTAAAGGAACGATACAAACCTATGAGTTTTCACCGACTATAATAAAGCCAGACTGGAGACTTACATTAGCAGTGGACTTGTCATTGGGTAAAAATGAAACAAGTGATTTTTCTGCTATCGTAGGCACGTCTCTAAGTCCACAAGGTTACTACCGACACATTTACGATGACATAAAGCGTAGGCGTTCCGATGACATTATGAAAGATATTATAAGGGCGTTATTACTTTTCCCTTGGAATGTTCTAGGGATAGAAGTAAACGGTGGTCAGGCTCATTTCGTGGATTCCTTTAAGCGTTCACTAGCTCGTTTCAATTCAGCAAGTCCACAAGATAGAATGGCAGAATTTGGAATCGCTACAGACAAAAAGATAATTATACCAATAGAGGAAATTGATTCAACAGGAGACAAGATAGCTAGGATTAAATCTAACCTACAGCCATTAATCAAAGGCGGGTTATTGCAGATTAGAAATGACTCTGATTTGCTATTTAAAATGCTTAACGAATTCCCATACGCTAAGAAAGACGGACCAGATGCGTTGGATATGTCTATCCGACTTCACCACTTGCATAATTCTTTTGGCACTCAGTCAACCGAAGCACTAGCGAAGAAAGGAATTGGAAGCCCTCGCAATCAATTAGAACGCATAAAAAAAGCCCAACAAGAGCGTATTGCTAAAGCTAATGTTGAGCGTTTAAGAAATTTAGGTGCTAGGATTTAATACATCCCTTTATGTTTTAAATCTTTTGCAAGAATGGCAAGCCCTTCTTCGGTCGAAAGTTTTTCCATGTGTATATGACTTCCTTCTGGGATCAAAGCTTCATAACCTGCGTCATTATGGTCATCGGGTTCTGGTGCTACTAATAACTCCCCTTCAATTGAACCGTCAGGGCTTTTGAATCTCATTTTATACAATGGCATATTCATTCTCCCATTCTACTTCATTGTTTTCAATTGCGTCTTCCAGTAAGCACGGTGTGAAATAACTTACCGTTGTTCTACCGTCTTTGTGAACACCAAAGGCAGTTCCGTTAAAACATTCGATTACTCTAATATCATTTTCATTCATAAATGATTTCTCCTTTGTTTAGATTATCGGCTACTCACTGTCTTACTTGACCGATTTTCTTTTCTAACTGAAAATATTTTCATGCCTGCACTGCCTACAATAAACCCTTTTACACCAAAGACTTCAATTGACTACAGAGCAAATATGATAGGCTGGCTTAAGAGTGCTGGTTCTAGTCTAAGCAATTTTAATCCGGGTAGTCGTATTGGTTCACTGATAGAAGCAATTGCCATAGAACTTGCCGACTCGGATCTAAATACTTTGAATGGACTCAAACAGGCTATCCTAGAGGGTAGTTATTACACCTTTGGATTTTCCCGATTAGCAGGAACTAACGCGGGGGGCTTTGTTCGATTAGAACATGCTGTCAGTCTTACTGATATTATTTACCCGATATTCACAGTTGACCTTTTTGGTATCCAATACACCACAATCCAAGCGGTTACTCTCTTGGCGGGTAATACTTATGTAGAGGTCGACATTAGGGCTGTCAATGCTGGCACGGTTGGTAATATTTCAGCAGGAACCATAGACACCAATGAAGGTCGTGGTTCTATCCTAGACACAATCGAATCAAATACACGGGTTTGGAATCCTGCTGACATTGTAGGTGGAACCGATGAGGAAAGCGATATAGACAGGCTTTCTCGATGGCAAGTTTACATCCAGGGCTTAGGGCGATCCAACGTAGCGGGAATCTTGACGGGGCTTTCAACAATCCCTGGTATTGTTGATTATGTTCTAGTTACAAATGTAAATCCGTATACCAATCTACCAGAAGACAATTGGATTAACTGCTATGTGAGTGACGGCACACCTACACCTTCACCTACTTTCATACAACTTGTTTATGATACTATCGCTGGTAAAATATCCGATCCGACAACATACCCCGGCTATGCTGCTGCAAATGCAAATGTCTATGTGAGTGGAATTACTCTACAGGCTGTAGACGTTACATTTACAATCACAGTATTAGCTTCTAGTGTCTTAACCAATGGAGAAGCCCTAGCAATTGCAAACAATGCAGCTATTACATATGTGAATACTTTGCCTGTAGGTCAAGATGTTCTGTATGACCAACTCAAAGCGAGTATTTTAAAAGCACATCCAGACTTCCTTAAATGCCAAGTTCTGGTTCCTGCTGGTGACGTTTCTATTGTTACGACTTCTAAGGCTCGGCTAGGTGGCTCCGGTGGTGGAACTCTGACAAGTGCTGAAACTCCTCGAGAGGTTCCGACTTAATGGAAGGGATACACGCAAAGCTTCCTCTATTCGCTAAAGAAGACAGGGTTTATAAAGAACTGATTGGCGATCCCTCGCGTCCACACTTAACACCCGAAACGAATATTAACGATTGGAATTCAGGGGCTATTGAAAACGCTCTTAGATGGCATATCGAATACCAGAAACGAATCGTAACAGAGTCGACCTTGGCGAATGCTACAGGCTGGAATCTTAATCTGTGGGGTTCCTTCTATGGGATTGCTAGACCGTTGGGAATGTCCGATGCTGACTATGTTCAATTGATTATTTCCACAGTCACGGCTACAGTGGCAACGGCTCCAATTGTGTTTAATCTATTTCCCGATCCACCAGACGCTTACAAATACAAATCTAATCTAATGAGTATGTTCTTAGATTATTCTTTCCTTGACGCTGGTGTTTTAAATCCTGCTAATATTAATCCTGCTAGGTCATCTATTCTAACATCGGGAAAGGGTGCTATTTACGTGCTAGTCCCTAATATGAATGTCATCACAACGAATATTATAATAAAACTAAAATCAATACTAGGAGCAGGTTCTGCTGTCTATGTAGGAGTATTCACACCATGAGAAACAAACTATTTCAATACACTTGGCAACTAGCCAAAAGACTAAGCACTCGCAAGACTGGAAGCGGTCTAAACCTAGCAGATTATAAAAACAGAATTATCCCACAGATAAGACTCGCTCGAATGATGGGGAAAATATCCTTAATAGTGCTAGGCGATTCAAATGCCGAGAACTTAAACACAATTTCCAATATGGTTCAACTTGGCGAAGGTCTTCCTGGTATCTCTGTCAATATTGGTATTGGTGGTACGCGTGTTGACCAGTGGGTGCAATTCCTTGAGTCAGTGGACGGACTAGAAGTTATGCAAGCAATCCGAGAAGACAAGCCTATTGTCATTGTAAATATTGGCGGGAATAATGCACTACAGCAAAGAATGGAAGGTCTAGGCAATTGGTTTGATAGGCTTATTAGATTACTTCCAGATGCTTACGGCTGTCTATGCCCACCAATCCATTTATCATATCTAGAGAAAATAACCGATGTTCAAAAGCTTAAGATCAATGTGGCAACTGTAAACGGTGAAATCGCAAGAGTGTTCAAATCAAGATGTATTGACCTTTATACTCCATTCCTTTCCGGTAATGGTGAAGCTTATATCACAGTTTTGCAAGATGCTGTCCACTTTTCAGAAGAAGCTGACAAGAAAGTTAGAATCCCTTTCTTGCGTAAATCGGTCGGTCTATGAATCCAGTCCTAGCGACATTTATTCAAGCGGTATGGCTATTCGTTCCTATCGCTTGGAAGCTTATTCAATGAGTAAGTGTTCCTGTGCTAGTGTGGGTTTTAATTAAGTGACTGATTAATCCCATTAGGCTATAATCTCAGTATGCCATTAAAAGGATTCTCATTAACATTCTACAAGCGTAATACAGACAAGGGTAATTTAATCGAGTCTCTAGGGGAATACTTTTTCTTAAATGGACCTACAAGCTATGAGGAAAGCTATCCACAGAGAATAACGGTTGATCCTACTTTCTATGGATTTACAGTAACCGACTTTGGGAATGATATTTCTAAAATCAGACTGGAAGGTGAATTTCATCTTTATTACTATGCACGTCCTCAGAGTGTCACTACTGGTCAATCTGGCTTTGCTTCTGACTTATCTACTCAGGCACAGTCTACGGTATCAAACTATTTACAAGATGCCATAGCCGATGCCTTACCTATACCGGGTGTCAATGTTAGAACTGGTAAGATGGAATTCTTTGATTTTATCGGATTACTAAACAGTATCCGTAAAGACGGGAATTTTTCGGGCAATAGCCCACAGTCAAAAGAAATCATTGCTAGAGGTGCTTTCACGGTTACACAACCGGGGAAAGGGAAATTTAACTATGCTGAGTATGGTATCATTTACAGAGATTACGAAAGAAAACGATACGTTGAAGTCGTCCCAGCTGCCGATGGATTCACGGTAAACAGATCGACCGAGGACACAAACACTTTCCATTATTCAATGTCTCTAATCGGTCTTAAGGACGAGGCTAGTCTAGTGGCTGACGGATTTATATCCGACATTCTAGAACGAATACAGTTTATAAATCCTGCTGCTGGTTTAGCTTCTGCAATCGCTACAATTGGAAGTATAATGCGACTCCCTTTAGTATTAACAGGGGCTTTGCTTTCTCTGACTTCTTTTGTGAAACAACTATCTAGAACTGCCGACTTAATAAAGGCTGAGTATGACGATGCAAAGAAAAACTTAAACTCAGACGGGAAACAATTAAAGAATGATTTCAATGAGATCAAGAAAAGTGTCAATAGGTCACTTGGAAGGAAAGACAAGAAAACTATTTACGATAGGATTATAGACCAGTCGAATTATAACGAAAAACTATTTGAATACTATTCAGCAGAATACCAGAAATTAAAACAAAAGTTCGGTCAATTTGTCATGCAAGCAGAAAGCCTTTTTAATGCTTCGGGTGTTCTAATCCTAGCACCTGCAACTTCCACAGATCCACTTTCTGACAGTGCCACATTACCCTATTGGGATTCTACACCCTTCATAGATTCAGACGTTTATGATTTCTCTTGGAATAGTTATTATGAAGGGCTTTATGGAGAAGTATTTATTTTCTTTTCAGACATTGATTTTGATTGGCAAGTTTATTTTGTGAATGGTGGGGAAACCTTTACGTCAATAGCCGAAAGTCAACTTGGCGACTCGTCTCTATCTACTGCCCTAGCTGATTACAACGGGCTTTCAGTTAATCAAAACATTTCAGGAATGGTTCTAAGACTTCCTTTCAAAAGACCTACTCTACAAACCTACTCGTCAAATAAATCTAGCAATCCAAGCGCACTAGAGGAAAGGTTACTCGGTCAAGACCTTGCCTTGTCAGTCGGTCGCGGTCTATTGTCGGATTCCACAGGTGACTTGGCGATTCTCTCAGGTGAACTATCATACGCAAATAATATGATTGATATGCTAGATTATCCTGTTGGTTCATTGCCTATGTGGAAACAATGGGGGAACCCTGCCGTCATTGGTGCAATGGCTACGGATTGGGAAAGAGAATTGTATCCTGAAAAAATAGTCCAGTCTCTTAGAAGTGATCCAAGAACTAGCCAAGCTACAATTGAAACCTTAAATCAAGATGGAAACGTAATGGCTATGGAATTCAGAGTAATATCAATTTGGGGTAAACAGTCGCACTATTTCAGCCTGTGATGTATTTGAAAGTATCCGTATCGTGAACACTATCCTTTGGGAGTCTTTCAACCAATCCTTGTTTCTCTAATTCTACAAAAGCGATTCTAGCGGTCTAAGTGGAAATAAGAAACTTTCTAGCCATATAGTTTTATTTGTTGGTGGTGCATCGGCAAAGTGACCTTGGAAAAACATTATTCTAGATACTCCCTAATTAGTTGAAAACATTCGTCAAGTCCATAAGCTGCAATTGCAAGATATTTCTTTTGGTTCATACGTTGCAAGAAATCTTTTTGCTCTTTAGATAAAACACCTTTCAGAGTTTTAATCTCTAAGCACATTCCATGAAATCCCTTTCTTGGTTCTAGGATTACAATGTCGCTGGTTCCTTCACGGTTTCTCATTCCTTTAGAGTGTTTCCTTACAAGCATTCCTTTGTAAACACCATCTAGAATGTTGCTAATCCATTCTACATGAGGGAACTCATTTTTCAAAAGTTGAATACATTCAAAGTGTATCCAGTCTTCCTCTTGAATGTATTCCCTACCATTTTTTTTAAACCTTGGCTTTTTGACTTTTGCCTTGCGAGGTTTACTTATAGGTAAACTTACAGGAGTATGGACATTGTTAAGCATGACCGGTAATTCAGCATGAGTGATGTTCTTTTTATGCATAGGTAATCCTTACTTTATATTTCTTAGAAAAGTATAAAACAAATTCTTTATGAATGAAATCAATACTTCCATTCGCATAAGTGATCTTGAAATCGCCGTCTTTCTGTTGTTCAATTTTCATTTTCGATTTTCTCCAATATGTTCATACTTTCACTATCGTCTTTACAGATTACTTACTTAAGGAAATAATCTAAAGCATGGAAAGATCAATACCTTTTTTTAATCCCTTGTCGGTTCCTTCAAGTCCTAATGCAATTCGTTCTTACCCTGCTGAGGAAATTCTAGATAGAAGGGGGGAAACTTCGATTTGGTTCAAGATGCAGCCTTGCCCGTGTCCTGCTGAGACTCGACTTCCAGACTGCGGAATAAAAGGCTGTATCGACGGGAATATAAGAACCTACCAGAAAACATATCCTATCTATGGTGAGTCGGTCGCCAAGATTGTAGGGAATAGACTAATGACTAGATTTGCACCTATCACAAGTGTTCAATCGGCTGGAATAGTTGGTAACGACTTCGGCACTCAAAGACCTTCTAAACTTAACTTCACTGGCTTTGGTGACAATTACATTGAACTATCAGAACATTTACCTTGGTGGAAATCTTGCGTAATTGATTATGAAGTATCCATGTTTCGAGAAGAAATGTTTACCCTAGAGGCTACAGGCTCACATAGAGTCTATCTAACAGGTGTGAAGGATTATATTGTAGAGACTGAAAGAGTATGCGCTCACTTAAAACCCGGTGGTTCCGATTGGGAACCGCTAGAAGTAGAGGGTAACGACTTTAACTCAGTGGTATTCTCTAAACCTATTTTCGGGCAAATCAGAATTGTATTAAAGCTTTATAGCCCTATTAACATTGGATACAGGACATACAACATTGACTCAGGAAACAACGGCACTAAAGTATTTTTTGAGAATGGTGACATTGAATTAATCGTAGGCACTGGCTACAAAATGGGACGTGGTGACATTGTAACCATGACCACTTCCATGACCAGAACTTCTCAATTTATAGACTTCTATGCTGGGAATATTGACCGACTGCCTTACTCACCTATCGCCAAGATCCATGAGGTATACGGGAAAGTAGACGGCAAGCTTGTAGAGTATTTCGAGAATAAAGATTTTATTGTTCTAGATGACTACAGAATAAAATGGCTTACTAATAAACCACAAGGCGGGTTTTCTATCATGTATGAATACTATCCTTCTTTCAGGATTGTAGGCAGTGGGGAAAATGGAAGTCCAGAAAATAGAAAACGTCCTTTATTATTCAAGGCTAAGTCAATCAGTGGATGGAGAGCTAGGAGTTAAATACTCGTCAAAGCTACCAGTAAATCCTTTTTTCTTTGCCTTTCTCCACTTCTTATTAGCTTGTTCTAAAATAGAAGTGAATTCATTATAAAACGCATTTGGATATAATCTTTTCCCATTGTCCCCATTGATAGGATAAGCATTGAATGATTTAAGAAATTCTTTGATTTGATAAGCAGAAAGCATTTTCTAACCTTGCGTAACAAACTCCTGTATGCCTAGAACTAATTCCAAGTAAGTTTCTTTGTCTAGAATTATTTTTGCAACTTCCTTGTCTGTATAAATCAAAAGAGTCTGTGTATTGACTCTTATTTCTAGGAATACGGATTTATACTGAGTAGTGAAAATGCAGTCTCGAACCGTCCAAAGGAATTTCTTTTGAATAATCCTTTTTACAATTTCCTTTACTTCTTTGTCTAGGAAAAAGTATTCAGTTTTATTTTGAACTTTGTTAAAAACTCTATCCATTATTTAATCCGTATTCAGAGAAACTTTTCCCGATTGCTTCTGCTTCAAAGTCATACAAAAGAGTCATCTTGCCAAAACAATACATTGCATAAGCGTGAAGCATTTTTTCTTTGAAATCGTCAAAGGCTTCCTTGTCAGAATCCTTTTCGAAAGGAACATCTACTTCATAAGTGGTAGGCATTAACCCTACACTGGAATCAGCATGATCTGTTATTAATAGTTTCATACTTATTTAATCGGCTACTTTTCCTAATCTCATTAGGTAATTGTTTCGATAATTTGTGTATGAATAACAAGGAAAAAATTAAAGCAATTAAGGAAAAGCTAGAAGGGGCTTTTAATGGCATTGAAAAAGTTGAAACTAAAATTAACTCAAAGGGAGAAGTTACCTTTAAGTATAATTTTGTAAAGAGCATTGAAACATTCCCTTCTGACATTGATACAATCATAGATGATGGGATTAAATCAAGTAAGGCAACTATTAAATTTCTGAAAGGGTTGAAAGATGAAAACATGGATTGACGCACAATTAAATATTCTAAAGCGAAAGGCGATCAAACTAGGCAACTTACTATTAGCTGTGCTTGTAATT